ATGGCGTTTCGATCACGGCCAAAGACATCCTGCGAAAGATCACCGACACCAACCTGACGGCACCGTATCTGAGCCGTGGCGAATTGGCCTCGAACATCACCAACGTAGCAACGGCCATGACCGTGGCTGGCGCAACCTTGAGCGACTATCCTGCAACTGGATATGTCAGGATCAATAGCGAGGTGATCCAATATGCGCAACGTTATGAAACGACTGGCGGAAACATCTATTTCGACGGACTGACACGAGGCCTAGCCGGAACAACGGCAGCGGCTCAAAGTCAGAACGACCGCGTTCAGCGTGTGATCTATTACAACGCCACGCCATTCCATGAAATCCTCTATGATCTTCTCGTCAACTGGGGCGGCATCCCCGCGAAGTACATCAACTTTACGGATTGGGCGACGGCGAAAACCACATATCGACCCGATTACAATTTCACTGCTTGGATCACCGATCCTGACAAGATAGAAGAACTCTTAGCTGAGGTGTGTCTCCAGGCCGTTTCTAATCTGTGGTGGGACGAGCGAGTCCAGAAAATCCTTATGGAGCCGGTGAGGCCGCAGCCGTCACCTACGCTTTTGACTGATGACGATGCGATTGTTGCTGGAAGCTTCTCAATCGAAGAGAAGCCGGAAGAACGCGCATCTCAGACGCATGTCTACTATTTGCAGCGCACGCCGATCCCGAGCGTGACAGAGAAGAGCAATTACTCCCGCGTATCGGTCTATATCGATGTCCTCAAGCAAGTGCAGTATGGCGGAGAGCCGCAGATCAGAGAATTGTTCTGCCGGTTCATTAGCACACAGGCAATCGCCAACTCCTTGGCCCAGACCTACCTTGACCGCTTCTCCGATGTTCGCAAGGAAATCACCTTCGACCTATCGGCCAAGGATGCAGCGAACATCTGGACCGGATCAGTTGTTCAGATAAGGCATTATCTGGATGTCGATTTCACAGGTGCGCCACGTGATGGCGAATGGCTTATCACCTCGGCAGAGGTAGCCCGCAACGGCCTGACATATCGCTTCACGGCGGAAGATAACGAGAAGGGCGGCGTGATTTGGTCTTGGCTCACGGATGCTGGGCTTGACGGCAATGGCGTTGCCCAGCCGTGGCGTTGGCTCAATGATAGTGGTAATGATGGAAGCGGGACTCCTCAACCGTATAGGTGGCTTTGATGACAACATGGACGAGCATCTCAAACGCAGCAGTGGCCGTCGGCGGCATCCCGTCCAGCACGACCGTGACGGCATTGCGCGACAATCCTTCGGCTATTGCAGAAGCATCTTCTGGTGCGCCTGTCATGGTTTCTGGTTGGCATCCGCATGACAAGTTGACGATTGGCGACGGCAAGACGGGACTTATTTATGACTTCGCTGTGACGGGTACGGTGAGTTCCTTCGTCACGCCAGACTTTGTGGATGGTTACGAATACCGCGTCATTGCGCATTTGATGGAAAGCGATGCCGGTGCAACCGTGCGACTAAATCTTGAGGCATTCTTTGAAACAGACGCCGCCTATCGCAGGCTTGCTTATACTGCTGATGAGTCTAGTTTAGGCAACGAGTTTGGATATGATGTTGAAATTTTGATGCCGCGCATTGCCACAAGAACGCATTTGGTAAAAGGAGAGGGCTATTCCGATAGCAATGTGGGGCTTGGAATTGATGGCGCATCTTACGATACAACATTGCAAAAAGTGTTGCGCGCCCGCGTAAGATTTACGGCTGGCAATATTATCGGCGGAAAAATCTGGATGTTCCGCCGCCGCGAATACGCTTCACTGCCATAAAGGAATAAAGCAATGGCAACGCCCATCACCAAAACGATCACATTCAAGCGCGGCGATACTCTTTCGTTGTCATGCCAACGCCTCACCGCAGTTCCGGCATCGTTTAGCCTTATTGGTTACACGGTTGCGGCAATGGTGCGGAATGGCGGCTTTTCCCAATCCTTAACGGTTACGATTAGCGCACCAGCAACTGGCAGCTTCACGCTTTCGCAGACGGCAGCGAATACCGCATTGTGGCCGGTGTCTGACGAAGACAACGATAGCATCATGTATTGCGATATTCAGTTCACAAGTGGCGGCGTTGAAAGCACCGAAACATTCAAGATCGATGTGCGCGAGGACATCACGACATGACTGTTTCGCTAATCGTCAACAATCCGGCTCAGACCATCAGTCTGGACATGAACCAAGAGCAACCTACGCAATCGCTTTCGCTTATCGTTGGAAGCGGAACGGTCAGCATTGCGCGGCAACCATTGCCTCCGACAGAGATGCTTTTGTTCGGAGAAAGTGGCTTGGCAATTGACTTCATGCTAAATCAATACGCAGTCAAGATATGAGTGGTGCGATTATGATTGACGATCAAACCTTCAAAGTGCTCGGGGCCATCATGCAATGGATCATCGCGCCAGTGGCCGCGTTTGTTTGGATTATCTACCGCCAGCAACAGGCGCATGAGACGGCCATTGCGGTTCTCCAAGCACAGACTGAAACATCGCGTACAGCGCACGACCGTGAGATCAAGGAGATCCGCGAGACGAGCCGCGCGATCATGGCGAAGCTCGACAGCATCGAGGAGGCACTACGCAAATGAAACTGCCATCATCGTCTCTTGCGAAATTGTGGGGCGTGCATCTTGATATGGTGCGTGTGGTTAACCGATGCGCTGCCGATTGGAAGGATGCTGATACGGGATTCATTGTTACCTGCGGATTGCGCACGTTGGAGGAGCAGAAGATTCTCAAGGCCAAGGGCGCATCAAAAACGCTTCGTTCTCGGCATCTTACCGGCCATGCTGTTGATCTGGCTTGCACAATCAAGGGCCAGGTGCGCTGGGACTGGCCTTTATACGATAGTCTTGCTAAGCGAATAAAGGCGGCGGCAAAGGCTGAGAATGTTCTGCTAGAGTGGGGCGGTGATTGGGTTTCGTTTAGGGACGGTCCACATTTTCAACTGCCGTGGAAGCAATATCCCGGCACAACAAAAGGAAGCAAGTGATGACAAAAGAAATGGTTTGGGGCGTTGTTCGCGCCGTTCTCGCAGCTGGTGGCGGTTATGTTGTAGGCACCGGGGCTATTGATGCTACATCCATGAACGAGATCATCGGCGCGCTTGGCGTCATCTTCGCCGCTGGCTGGTCTGTCTGGGCCAAGAAGTGAACTGGATCGAGATTGCCGCCATCGTCGTGCTGTTGATCGGCATTGGCGCTGGCGGCTTTCTCGTTGCTCAAAGGCCATCTTTCTGGTTAGGCCTTGGCGTTGTTATGTTCAAGGCAGCATTGCCTTTTCTTGCGAAACGAATGCCTCCTGAGAAGGAACAGGAGTGGCGGGATTGCATCCGCCGTGGTGGGGAGTGGGATCATCATCGGAAGCGGTGTAAGAGATAAGCCACCGCTCGCCTAGCGTGGCATAACCAGCGATGTCACGCCAGTGATCAATCTCGTGCGGGTTGCCTGACAGGATGCGCCCAATCTTGCTAGCGATCATCTCCAACGACTCGCGTTGAGGATCATCAAGTTCCTCCCAATTCTTTCCGTGACGCATAGCGTCTTTTAACGACTGAGCCATTGCAGACACTTGATAATAATCGCCGTGGGTCTTCTCGCGTTCGTTTAGAATGTCACTCATCTTTCACCACCTTTACCGTCAGTTTCATACCCAGAACGTTATAGCATGCCTCCAGTTCTGCAACGCGGGGGCAGTGCCGCGTTCGCCAGCCCTTGAACGTGTTTCTTGCGATGCCCGTCCGCTCAGCCATGTCAGTAACGCCGATCCGCTGGCTGTTCATCTCCGCGTACAGCCGCCGCACCAGCGGGTGCGCGTGCTGCGGGATGGGCATGTGGCGAAACCGCCTCATGGCGTCTCCTGCGGCAAAATCAGTTCGATCCAGTCCTCAGTGCCGTCAGTGTGGATTTCTATCCCCGGCCATGCTGCGATAGCGGCGGCGATAGCTACAGCCTCATCCGTTTCGCCGTCCAGCAGAACGGCACGCAGCTTCATCTTGACCTCATAAGGCATCTGTTCAGGCTTGATCATCAGCAACTTCCATCACAAGGGCTATGGTTACAAGTTTTGCACTCCACCGGAGAATAAGCGCACTGCCAATAAGCCTCACCATCAACAGTGTCCTCACCGCAATCAGGACACTTGCCATTCGGCTCCTCTTGTGGTTCCCATTCAACTTGCGCACAGCAACTCACAGTCCTTCCCCCTCTTCACAATCAATAACCAACTTCACACAGGCGATGCGGTTTTGTTGTGCCACAGCGTCAGCGGTGGCTTTGTTGCGGTGAATAACGTCAGTGACTTGACTGGGATACACATTCACCCACACCTCACGATGGATGCGGGGCTTCACTTCAATGAGGCTGTTGATGTGCAATGCACCCACGCCACCCTGAAGCCAAGAGGTCGCAATCCATTCATCACCTTCACGGATCGCGCCGTGAACGGGCTTATGCCCACCCCCATCCACCGCATAGATGCGAACCTCGCGGCCATCCCTAGTCCTGTACTGCTTCTTGGGGTCAATCATTGCTTGTCTCCTTCAGTGCAACGGTGGCTGGGTTGGACGCCATTGCCTGAGCCAATTCCTTCTGGCTGTATGGATGGTCGCCCGGATATTCCATCCGGTAGTAGGCATTCAGTTCCGTCTCACACTCACGCAGCGCCGCGTCCCTCCTCTCCACCTCTGCGGTGAGGCGGGTGATCTCGTCTATTGCTCCTTGAAACCCTCCAGCGGGCCGCCGATGGAGCCATGAGACCAGATCAAGATCGTCATTCCAATCCGGCGCTCTCATCCACTCGTTCGCCGCTTGCAGCCTCTCCACAACATCACTCATGCTTGTCTCCTGAGAGTGCGGCGCGGGCTTCTATGATGGCTTTCTTGAGCGCCAGCGGTATCGGCTTCTTTGCCGTCATTGCGGCCTGTAAGACGTCCAGCGCCGCCCGCAGCTTCTCGTTCTCGGCTAAAACCTTGTCATGCGCGTCACGGGCAAATTGATAATCCCGGCCCAGCTTCTCGTTTTCTGAGGTGAGGCGGGCGACTTCTCTCAAGTGCGCGGCTTGCGTGTCCTGCCACTTGTCGCTGTTCTTCTTGTGCCATTCAACCTCTGCGGTGAGCCGCTTGATCTCGTCCAGCATTTCCTCCGCGCTTTCACGGCTCAACTCGACAGATGTTGCATCGGCATCCCGGTCAAGCACGCTGCGAAGTCGAATCCATATTGGCTTGCTCACCAATCCCTCCCAGATGCTAGTGCCGCCGCTCTGTGTGCCTCTGCCAATTCCTCTCGAAGCCGCCGGATTCTTCTGTCAGCATCGGCCAAGTCTTGCTGCAATTTCCTGACAGTCTCGCCCAATGCGCGATTGACGGTTTCAAGATCAGGTTCTCTGGTCATTAACGCCTCCTCTTCTTTTTGCTGTACAATACAGACACGCCAACCTGGTGGCATCGTTTCGCCAGTGCCGCATTGCCTCGTGCTCCGCGCCAGCACATAGCCAGATGCTTCATCCCGTAATGCGTCTGCGTAGCGCATGAAGCACGCCGGATGTCGCCACGATAGCCCATAGCCCGCGCAGTGCCGCGAAGCACCTGCAATGGGCCTGATGCACTGCTTCGCTTGTTGTGGTTGTGGCATCGAATACCGCTCTCGATCTTTGCCATCTTCAAGGCGAATCCGACCGGCACGCCTTGCCGTCTCGCCTCCGATGTAACCAATCGAGTGGCATCCGAAGCATGTGCCAAGACACTTCCAGCCGTCATCGCGGCGATCAAAATAAGATACCTCATCACGGCCAGTAAACTCCCATCAAGAAGCCAAGACCGACCATGATTGGGCCGCAGATCAGCCAGTCGATCAGGGAGAGCCGAGGGGCGCAGCTCTCCCTGACCTGGGTAGACTTGGCATACCGCTGATCAGCAGCGGCCACTGAACCGGACAGCACGCCCGGATCACCATGAAGCCACTCTTCTTGTGTGGCATCGTATTCATATTTCGCCATGACGTTCCTCCTTGAAACTATGGCAAGCCTAGACTAGAATTCTCAATCAATCGTTAACGCAAGCATCCGGTCTGCTCGCTCCCGGATGCTAGGGGCGGTGGCTATCCTCCTTTAGTTGCCGCCCCTCCCATATTCAGAAGTGACAGCAGCTTGTCGCTGGCATCGGTTGCGCCATAGCCAACAATAACGCGATGGCCGATGCTTTCCAAGTATGAAATCATGTCGTCCTGATCCGATGAAGTGCGCCCGCCTTTCTGGCGCTTCATCTCGATCCAGATTCCCCATGCCGGAATAAATAAGTCTGGCACGCCAGGAACAACGCCTTCGGCCTTCAGCTTCTTTGCCGTCGAGATGTTGCGCTTGCCACCATTCGGTATTGCAAATATCAATACACGAGGCCACTTGGATCGGAACCATTGAACGAATCCGGCTTGCTCGTCATGCTCAGAAGGGAGGGAAACCGTTGAACGCATCGCAGCCTTCTTTCTGTACCTCATCAGGTACAACGTCACGCCAATGAGTGCAATATCGAGCATCGTACAGGCTCACGCAATCAGAACAGCGGCTCTTGGAGTTCTGCCAACTCTTCGGCGGTGAGCCGCTTTGGTTGGCTGTAATCGAGTTGTACAATGTCGTGGAACTTGTCATTCGGCTTCACCTTTATCCTGCGCGGCTTGATCCAATGGTCGCACTCAAGCATGGCGTCTTCGGTGGTCATGGCAGACGCTCCTAGCGATGGCATCCGCTTCTGGTATCGCTCCGCAGCATAGCCTCCGTGGTCAGGACATAGCCATTCTGAAACTTTGATCAGTCCACAATAATAGGTGACGCGAATGCTATCTGGCTTGCCTTCCTTGCGCCAGCGGGAATAGCCCACATCGTTAACGTCAACCCATTCCGCTTCTACCTGTGTGGAGATCATCGCGCCAGAATATGCCTTCGTTCCGTGATTGAACTGCGGAGGCGGGAATTCATGGCCGCACTCGATGCACACTCTAACGGCGGCATGATTGACAGTCAAACATTCCGGGCATTTCTTGACTGGCGCTTCGCCGTCTTCGGTGCGACCTTTGATCTTTGGCTTGATCTTGTCGATGAATCCGTGGCGCATCACGTTGTCGCCGTAGTCCAGCACCAGGCAATTCTCTTTCCCCGGCGCAATGCGTGTGCCGCGTCCAACAATCTGGATGTATAGGCCGGTGCTTTCGGTGGCCCTCACGATTGCCACAAGATCGACATGCGGGACATTGAAGCCGGTGGTCAAGACGTTGACATTGATCAAACACTTGCTTCCGCCACGCCGGAACCGTTCGATCTTCTCGGCGCGTGCAGTCATGCCATCGGAACCAGTCACGACATCCGCCTCAATGCCATGCGTCTCGAACTCGGCACGGAGCAACTCGGCGTGATTGACACCGCAAGCGAAGACCAGCCACGCCTTGCGTTCCGCACCATAGCGCACGATTTCTGCAACTGTTTCTGTTACCAATTCCGGGTCCGATGCAGCCTTGG